CCTTAAAAATTCTCCGGGGGTATATTTTTGGGAAACAAATTACGGTGTATTTACCCCGGCTTTCAATCTTCTTCCCTTGACTGGTTAATTTAGCACTTTTTCCTCTCCTTTCAGTGTCTAAAAGTGGATTGAAAGTCGCGCTAAATACACCGTAATAGATTTATATTTAATAAAAAAGGGGGTTAAAAGAGTGTCTAAGAAAAAAGAAACCGGCCCTAAAGATACACCGAAGAAAATTCGACCTGCTACTACACCAGAAGCTAGGGAGAATCAACTTATAGCTTTGGCTGTAGACTTGGCTGAGAAACAACTAATAGAAGGAACCGCGTCGTCACAAGTGATAACACACTACCTGAAGCTTGGTTCCACCAAAGAAAGAATCGAAAGAGAGATATTAGAGAAACAAAAAGCGTTAATCGAAGCTAAAACTGAAAATTTACAATCCGCTAAACGAATTGAAGAGCTCTACACCAATGCGATTAATGCCATGAAAAACTATAGTGGCCAAAATGATTCTTCGGAAGACGAAGAAGATGAGTATGATGACTAGAGGCTACATAAGAACTTATAGCAAATTAATGGAGTTAACAACATTCGAAGATAGATTCAGATATTTAAAACTAGAAGCTAATGTTGGCGACGCCACATTTGGATTTGATCGATATTTAAATCAACAGTTTTATCACTCAAGCGAATGGAAGAGTTTACGAAATGAGATAATAATAAGAGATAACGCTTGTGATTTGGCCATACCAGATCGCGAGTTAAGTAAGAGAATAATAATCCATCATATGAATCCTATAACAAAAGATGACCTCATTCATCAGACTGATTACCTATTAAATCCGGAATACCTAATCTGCACAAGTCATAAAACCCACCAAGCAATACATTATGGTGATGAGAATTTACTATTCAATACCATTGTAGAACGAAGTAAGAACGACACTTGTCCCTGGAGGAGGTGATAAAAATGGATTATATTCTAGCTTCTATTAAAAAATTACTAGGAATCCAACCTGAATACAAAGCGTTTGATGACGATATTATCATTCATATAAACACTGTATTCATGATACTAAACCAATTAGGAGTCGGACCAGCCGAAGGGTTTTCTATATCACATGGACATGAGAAATGGAGTGATTATTGTACCGCACAAAATGAAAACGCAGTTCGAACATTTGTCTACCTTAAAGTTAGATTAATGTTTGACCCCCCAACTAGCTCCGCTCTAATGGACAGTATCAATAATATGCTGGCAGAGCTAGAATGGCGTCTCTATCTGGAAGGCGATAATAAAGATAAAGGAGGTGATAATAATGAGTAAATGGACATGTATCAGAACCGACGAACTGCAACACCATGGAATCAAAGGGATGAAATGGGGTGAACGAAGATTCCAAAATGCTGACGGGACTCTAACACCGCTTGGTAGATTTAGATATGGTAAAGCAACAACTGAGGATTATACCGAACTACATGGTAAAGTAGAAAAAGCAAGTGGATTTGTTAAATCCGCACAAAAATACCAATCAGATAAAGACCATAAAGACTATGAAGAAAAAATTAAAACTGATCTAAAAAATATGACTGACGAAGAATTAAGACAGGTGGTTAATCGTTTAAATATGGAGGAACGATATACACAAGTAATGCGTTCGAGAGAAGCTGAAGTTGGTAAATCGGCCGCTTCTGAATGGTTGGAAAAAGCGGGGTCGGCTTTGGCTATTGCTAGCAGTGCGCTAGGTATGGCTGTGACAATGAAACAAATGATGGACGCAGCTAAAAAATAATTTAATATTTGAAAGGAGAATTCAAAATGGCGTTGTCGAATACTGCTACTCCGATTTATTACGGTAAATTCAGGGACGCCGTGATGAGAGGTGAAATACCAGTTTGTAAAGAAATCTCAATGGAGATGAACAGAATCGACGACCTAATTGCGAACCCTGGAATCTACTATGACGATCAAGCAATTAATGGGTTCATTGAATTCTGTGAAAATGAATTAACATTAACTGACGGAGGGGATCTACATCTATTGGACTCGTTCAAGTTGTGGGCCGAACAAGTATTCGGTTGGTACTACTTTGTTGAACGAAGTGTGTTTGAGCCATCGCCAGATGGGCATGGTGGTAGATATGTAACCAAAAAGATAAAGAAACGTTTGATTAATAAACAGTATCTTATAGTCGCAAGGGGTGCGGCAAAATCGATGTATGGTTCACTGATACAAAATTACTTCCTTAATGTGGATGTTACAACCACACACCAGATAACAACTGCTCCAACAATGAAACAAGCAGAAGAGATACTATCGCCAATGCGTACATCCATTACTAGAGCCAAAGGACCTCTATTTCAGTTCTTAACAGAAGGGTCTTTACAGAATACCACCGGCTCTAAAGCTAATAGAACAAAGCTAGCATCAACCAAGAAAGGGATAGAGAACTTCTTAACCGGTTCTTTATTGGAGATTAGACCTATGAACATTAACAAACTTCAAGGTTTACGTTGTAAAATTGCAACGGTCGATGAATGGTTATCGGGGGATATACGGGAGGACGTAATAGGTGCCATAGAACAAGGGGCATCTAAATTGGATGACTATTTAATCATAGCTATGAGTTCAGAGGGTACTGTGCGTAATGGAAGCGGAGATACAATCAAAATGGAATTAATGGAAATCCTTAAAGGTGAATACATTAACCCTCATGTATCGATTTGGTACTATCGTTTGGATGAAGTAGAAGAAGTAGGAGATCCCAGAACATGGTTGAAAGCAAACCCGAATCTTGGTAAAACCGTAACATATGAGACCTATCAATTGGATGTCGAAAGAGCTGAGAAAGCTCCGGCGGTTCGAAATGATATTCTAGCAAAACGTTTTGGAATACCGATGGAGGGTTACACATACTTCTTTACTTATGACGAAACACTACCGCATAGACGAAGAGATTTCTGGGGTATGCCGTGCGCCATGGGTGCGGACTTATCTCAGGGGGATGACTTCTGTGCATTTACATTCTTATTCCCATTAAGAGACGGGTCGTTCGGAATAAAGACTCGAAACTATATAACCGATAAGACATTACATAAACTTCCAGGAGCAATGAGGTTGAAGTATGACGAATTTATGAGGGAAGGAAGCCTAATAGTTCTCGAGGGTACCGTTTTAGATATGGAAGAAGTTTATGATGACTTAGACGCGCATATAGTCGATAGAGAATACGATATTCGATGTTTCGGGTTTGACCCTTATAACGCCAGAGCATTTGTTGAACGATGGGAACGAGAAAACGGACCATTTGGTATAGAGAAAGTTATACAAGGAGCTAAAACCGAGTCGGTTCCATTAGGGGAACTTAAAAAATTAGCAGAAGAAAGAATGTTAATCTTTGACGAAGAACTTATGACATTTGCTATGGGGAATTGTATAACTCTAGAAGATACTAATGGTAATAGGAAGTTACTAAAAAGACGATATGACCAGAAGATAGATGCGGTTGCTGCGATGATGGATGGTTATGTCGCATATAAACTTAATAAAGACGCCTTTGAGTAAGGGGTGATAAGATGAATACTTGGACTTGTGCACGACAAGGTGAACTATATCATCATGGTATTAAAGGACAAAAATGGGGTGTACGAAGATTTCAAAATAAAGATGGTTCTTTAACTCCCGCTGGAAAAAACGATATGACGAACCGAATATTGGACGAAAAACGAGTGAATCAGTGACAATAGACGGACAAACATTTAAAGTGTATGGACGAAATAATAAACAATATGCGGATAAAGTAGCAAAAAAAGCTAAAGATATTGGCGCTACTGTATATAGAGAATCCGGAGTTAAAGAGAAAAAACAGAAAACCTACAAAATACCAGAGAATAAATCGCTACATAGATTAAAACTAGAAGAGAAGTACATGAAAAACGGCATGACTCGAGAACAAGCAGAACAAACAGCAGCTAAAAGAATTAGAACTGAAAAATTCGTAGCTGCGGCAGCGGTTGTTACTGTAGCTTCAGCGGTTGCGTATGCTAAATATAAGGGATATACGAGTGATAAAATAATAAAAGAGAACAGCGATTTTCAAAGAATTATGAGACTGGATGCTAACGCTGAAATACATAATGGTAGGCAGTATTTAGCGATCAATAAAGGTGATAAAGTTAAATATAAGGGAATTTTGGGTGACGATTTAAGATCGAAGGCTAAATCCGAGCATGAATGGTTGGAAGAATTTGAACCTAACGAAAAACACACTATGGATAAAATCTACGACGTAACTGTTAAAAATAAAGAGGCTGTTAAGATAGCTTCTAGAAAAAAAAGCAACCGATGCCTTCGCCGAATTATATAAGACTGATGCGGATTTTAGAAAGTCTTTTGAGAATAGAACGAAGAGTTTGATAGACGGTAATCTATTCGTGAAAGGATTAGGGCTTGCTAATGGTAAGTTGGATAAAGTCGGATATAAGCTAAAAGATGGTAAGCAATTAACAGATTTAGAATTAAAGACTAAAGGGTATGATTTATTCAATATTATGCTTATGCAAAAAAGCGACGGTGACAGTGATAAGTTTTATAGCAAGTTAATAGAAAAAGGTGTGAATGCCGTCGTAGATGTAAATGATAAAAAATACAGCGGTTATAAATCTAAGTTACCGATAATAACGTTCGATGGAAATTATGAATATATTAAACGCGCTATGACTGATTCTGAGATTGATAAAAATCTAAAAAAAGCAAAAGCGTCTGTTCTTGCACCAGAATTAGTTATAACCGGAGCGAGTTTTATTGCATCACATAGTCTTACTAAAATAGCAACAAAAGCAAATATCGATAAAAAAGTATTATTATATAAACAAGAACATCCTAACACTAAATTGAGTGATGCTGAGATAGAAAAATTGGTTACGAAACAAGAGTAATATATGAAAGGAGGTGGAAATTCAAAATGAGAATAAGAGATAGACTACAACATGCTTGGAATGCGTTCGTCTATAATGATAATAGCTACACCAATCCTCAGAATTTAGGTGGCTTTAGTACTTATAAACCTGATAGAGTTCATTTTTCGAGAGGTGTTGAGAAGTCAATAGTAACATCTGTATATAATCGTCTAGCTTTAGATGTCTCATCTATCGCCATCAAACATGTTCGTTTGGATGATAATGGTAGATATACGGAAGAGATAAATTCCGGTCTACATAATTGTTTGAATGTTGAAGCTAATATCGACCAAACAGGCAGAGCGTTCTTACAAGATGTGGTAATGTCTATGTTGGACGAAGGGTGTGTTGCTATTGTGCCGGTAGACACAACCGTAAACCCAGCAATATCTGGTTCTTATGAGATAAACACAATGCGAACAGGTAAGATATTAGAATGGTATCCGGCACACGTAAGAGTTAGAGTGTATAACGATAAAAAAGGTATACACGAAGAATTAACACTTCCTAAATCAACAGTAGCGATAATCGAAAACCCGCTATACGCAGTAATAAATGAACCGAACTCAACAATGCAACGTTTAATTCGAAAACTTAATTTATTAGATGTTGTGGATGAACAAACAAGTGCTGGTAAATTGGATTTGATAATTCAGTTACCTTACGTTATCAAAAGTGAAGCTAGACGAAAACAGGCAGAAGAAAGAAGAAAAGACATTGAGATGCAATTGGCAGGTTCTAAATATGGTATAGCATATACTGATGGAACAGAAAGAATAACACAGTTAAATAGACCGGCAGAAAACAATCTAATGAAACAAGTTGAATACTTAACGAATATGCTATATAGTCAATTAGGACTAACTCAAAGTATACTAGAAGGTAGTGCCGATGAAAAAACAATGCTTAACTACTATAATAGAACAATCGAACCAATTATCGCCGCAATCGTGGATGAGATAAAACGAAAATTCTTAACAAAAACAGCAAGGGCACAAAAACAATCGGTAATGTTCTTCAGAGACCCGTTTAAGTTAGTTCCAGTGGAGAATATTGCAGAAATAGCGGACAAATTCACACGAAATGAAATAATGACATCTAATGAAATAAGACAAGTAGTTGGTATGATGCCATCGAAGGATCCTGGTGCTGATGAATTACGTAATAAAAACCTAAATCAATCGGCCGAGGAGATAAACGGTAATAAACAGCCTGAAGAAAATCAAAATGAAAAAAAGTAAGAATGAAAAAGAGGTGAGTAAGTAATGAAATACGATTTCAGCGGATGGGCTACTAAGAATAATCTTAAATGTTCAGATGGTAGAACTATCCTAAGAGACGCTTTCAAACATAATGATGGACAAACAGTCCCTCTAGTTTGGAATCACCAACATAACGATCCACTTAATGTTTTAGGACATGCTTTACTTGAAAATAGAGAATCTGGAGTATATGCGTATTGTAAATTCAATGACACAGAAGCTGGTAGAAACGCAAAAATGCTCGTGGAACATGGAGATGTAACAGCACTATCTATCTACGCCAATCAACTAAAGCAAAAAGGTGGTAATGTTGAACATGGGGTTATCCGGGAAGTAAGTCTAGTATTAGCCGGAGCTAATCCAGGAGCATTCATCGATTCAATCTTAAGACATGGTGAAGCTTCGGATGAAGAAGGTGTTATTTACACCGGTGAAAAATTAGTATTAATTCATGCTGACGAAAAAAGTCAAAATAAAAAAAAAGAGGAGGAGAAAGAAGTGGCCGATAATAAAGAAAGAACAGTTCAAGATGTTGTTGATAGTATGACTGAAGAACAACGCAATGTTATGTATGCTTTAATTGGACAAGCCTTAGAAGGCGCAGATGTTAAACATTCTGATGAATATGAAAATGGAGGAGAAGATGAAATGAAACATAATGTGTTTGAACATGAAAATAATCAAGGAGCTAACGATACGTTAACTCATGCTGAAATGGAAACTATTTTACGTGACGCTAAACGTTACGGATCATTAAAAGAAAGTTGCTTACAACACGGTATCGAACATATCGATGAACCTGGATATTTATTCCCTGAATTTAAAAATTTAAATAAAGAACCAGACTTTGTTGGTCGCGACATGGGATGGGTTGGAAAAGTAATGTCTGGGGTACACCGCACGCCATTCTCTCGTATCAAATCTTTACAAGCTGATATTCGTGAAGAAGACGCTCGTGCATTAGGTTACATGAAAGGTGACTTAAAAAAAGAAGAAGTATTCACTTTATTAAAACGTACTACTGACCCTCAAACTGTGTATAAAAAACAAAAATTACATCGAGATGACGTATTAGATATTACAGATTTCGATGTAGTAGCATTTGTTAAAAAAGAAATGAGAATGATGCTAGAAGAAGAAATCGCACGTGCAATCTTAGTTGGTGATGGACGTTTACCAGATGACGACTATAAAATTATGGAATCTCATATTCGTTCAATCGCAAATGAAGAAGAATTATATGCTATTCACCATAATGTAGTAGTTGAAGATAAAACAGACGCTGAAGCTAAAGCTAAAGCTTTAATTCGTGAATCATTACGTGCTAGAAAAGATTACAAAGGTTCTGGTGAACCAACTTTATTTACTTCTGAATCAGTATTAACAGAAATGCTATTATTAGAAGATGCTAACGGACGTGTTATCTATGATTCAGTTGCTAAATTAGCTACAGCTATGCGCGTTAAAGAAATCGTAACAGTCCCAGTTATGGAAGGGGCTCAAAACTTAGATAAATCTAAAAATGTATTAGGTATCATTGTTAACTTACGTGACTATAATGTTGGTGCCGATAAAGGCGGACAAGTTTCAATGTTTGAAGATTTCGATATCGACTATAATGCTCAAAAATACTTAATCGAAACACGTTGCTCTGGAGCATTAATTAAACCATTCTCAGCTATCGTATTAGAAGAAGACGCTGCTGAATAATAGGGGAATTCAAAATGGCTAAATTCTATGGGGTAATTGGTTTCGCCACAATCGAAAAAACTGAACGTGGTATCTATGAAGAAAAAATAGTAGAGAACGAATACATAGGCGACGTGATACGAAATACTCGTAGATTAAGAGACGCTGCAAAGATTAATGATGACATCACGATCTCGAATCAAATAAGTATCATCGCAGATCCGTATGCGAATAATAATTTTCATTCGATGCGTTATGTGGTATTCATGGGATCGAAGTGGAAGGTTGTAGAAGTTGAAGTTCAGTACCCCAGATTAATTTTAACGCTAGGGGGGTTATATAATGGATAAGCGAATGAGTTTACAAGTAGAACTTGAGAGATTGGCTGGGCGAAATGTATATTTTCAACCCCCCGCATCAGTGCAATTAGTATATCCCTGTGTTATATATAATATTAGCGCAGGGGATGCTAAGCGCGCAGACGATTCGGTCTACACATATACCAATCGATTCGAATTGATATTTATCTATAGAAAACCAAACAATGAAATCATAGAACAAGTATTGCGAGCATTTCCTATGTGTAGTGTTTCTAGAGTTTATATTGCTGATAATCTTTATCATTATGCGTTTAATTTATATTATTAAAAATAAGGAGGAATAATAAAAATGGCAAAATTAGTATTTAACAATGTCGGTGAACGTTATTTCGAAACCGGTGTTAAAAATGGTGTCTTATATGTTATGGGCGAAGACGGTCAATACGAAAGCGGTGTTGTATGGAACGGGTTAACGGGTGTTACAGAAAGTCCATCTGGGGCAGAGACTACACCTTTATACGCAGATGACGTAAAATACGTAGTAATCTACGCAGCAGAAGAGTTCGGAGCAACAATCGAAGCTTATACTTACCCAGAGGAATTCGAACAATGTGATGGATCAGCAGCAATCGCGGAAGGTATCACAGTAGGTCAACAAACAAGAAAAACATTTGCGTTCTGCTATAAAACATCTGTTGGTAATGATACTCAAGGACAAGATTTAGGTTATAAAATTCATGTAATTTATGGTTGTAAAGCAGCACCATCTGAAAAAGCATACGCTACAATCAATGATAGTCCAGAAGCAGTAACATTTAGCTGGGAAGTTTCAACTGTACCAGTTCCGGTAGAAGGACATAACCCAACAGCTACAATGGTTATCGATTCTACACGAGTTCCTGCTGAAAAATTAGCATTAATCGAAGAAGTATTATATGGTTCTGAAGTAGAAGATGCACGTTTACCACTACCAAACGAGATTTTAGAATTAATTAAATAGTTTTATATTTGGGCCTCGCATGAAAAAGTGAGGCTCTTAGATTTTACAAAACGAAAATAACTAATAAGGAGAGATATTTTATGTTAAAGAAAACAGTTACTTATGTTGATTATAATGGTGTTGAAAGAACAGAGGATTTCTATTTCAATCTATCAAAAGCTGAAGTAGCAGAGATGGAGTTATCAGTAGAAGGTGGATTCTCTAAAATGCTAGAAGAAATTGTTAAATCGAATGACAATGTTCGAATCGTTGAACTATTCAAACAAATGGTGTTAAAAGCCTATGGTGAAAAATCAGCAGACGGAAAACGATTTATTAAAAGTAAAGAATTATCTGAAGCATTTTCTCAAACTGAAGCATATAGCGAAATCTTCATGGAACTCGCTTTAGATGAAAAAGCTGCAGCGGCATTTGTTAATGGTATTATGCCAGCAAACCTAGGCAAATAAGTCTAGGTGATGCTGTATGTTAGAGTTAAGAATACCAGGGCTTGAGTATTTCAATGAAGAAACATGTGAATTTACATATTATTATGATGAAATAATAGAATTGGAACATTCATTAGTCTCAATTTCAAAATGGGAATCAAAATGGTGTAAACCTTTCTTGGATGGAAAAGATAAGTCCATGGAAGAGATAATAGATTATGTCAAATGTATGACGATTACGGAAAATGTGTCCGATGATGTGTATTCTAGACTAACCGAAGGTAATCTATTAGCGATAAATGACTATATAGGTCGACCGATGACCGCTACAACTTTCAGAGAAGATAAAAAACCGGGAAGTAGAGAAATAATAACATCTGAAATAATTTATTACTGGATGGTATCATACAACATACCTTTCGAGTGTCAATACTGGCATTTAAATCGCTTACTGACGCTGGTGAAAGTTTGCAACGTTAAGAATAATCCGCCTAAGAAAATGTCACAAAGAGAAATAATGGCTCGTAATAGGGCATTGAATGAAGCGAGAAAAAAAGAATTCGGAACAAGAGGGTGATAACTTGATACGAATAACATCTAAAGGTGATTTCAATAACACTTTTAGATTTCTAAAGAAAATGAGCAATTTTAAAGTTAATAAAATTTTAGATAAGTATGGAGCCATGGGTGTAAGTGCTTTAGCTGCGGCTACACCTGTGGATAGTGGACTAACCGCTAATAGTTGGGGGTATGAAATTTCAGTTGGAAAAGAAGGAGCCACCATCCACTGGACCAATACAAACCAAAATAACGGAGTCTATATAGCGGTTATTCTGCAATACGGTCATGGAACTGGTACTGGGGGATATGTGCAAGGAAGAGATTACATCAACCCAGCCATTCGTCCGGTATTCGATAAGATAGCCGAGGAGGCATGGATGGAGGTGGTTAACTCATGAGTTCCATTGACAAAAGGATAGTTCAGATGCAATTCGATAATCAGGGATTCGAACGTGGCGTAAGTACAACTATGAAATCCCTTAATAATCTGAACGAAAGTCTCAAAATGAAGGGGTCCGCGGAAGGACTTAACGGTGTTAATAATAATTTACGAAATCTGGCAAATATCGGATTAACGGGATTATCTTCAGGGGTTGATGTGGTCATAGGTAGATTCTCAGCATTAGGTATTATAGGTATGACGGCGTTGATGAATATTACAAATAGTGCAGTAAATGCTGGTAAAACCCTAGTGCGATCACTTACCACAGAACCTATTACGGCTGGTTTTTCTGAATATGAAACAAAAATGAACGCCATACAAACAATTCTAACTAATACCGCTAGCAAAGGTACGACTATGGAAGATGTTACGGCGGTATTAGGGGAGTTAAACACATATGCCGATAAGACCATTTATAATTTCGCAGAGATGACTCGAAATATTGGTACATTTACTGCTGCTGGTATCGATTTGGAAACATCGGCGACAGCTATCAAAGGTATAGCCAACTTAGCCGCCGGTTCAGGTTCTAACGCACAACAAGCATCAACAGCAATGTATCAGTTATCTCAAGCATTAGCTGCCGGTAGAGTTAGTTTGATGGATTGGAATTCCGTTGTTAACGCTGGTATGGGTGGTGAATTATTCCAAAATGCCCTAAAAGAAACAGCCAAAGAAATGGGTATATTTGTAGATACATCCAAACCATTCAGGGAAACACTACAAGATGGATGGCTAACTGCCGATGTATTAACAAAAACATTAACCAAATTCGCAGAGAACGAGAGTCTTCTTAAAGCAGCGACCGAGGTAAAAACATTCACACAATTATTAGATACTATGAAAGAATCAGTCCAATCGGGTTGGGCTACTTCATGGGAGCACATAATTGGTGATAAAGAAGAAGCCGCAAAGCTGTTCACATCAATCAGTGATGGTTTTAATAATATGATACAACCATCAACCGACGCTCGAAACGCCATGCTTAAGTTCTGGAATGAAAATGGCGGTAGAGAGTCTGTAATAAAAGGTCTATCTAATGTTGTAGAGAGTTTCTCTAAAGTGATGCGAGGTCTAGAAATGGCTTGGGATATGGTAATCCCACCGCTTACAGGGGAGAAACTCGTGGAGATTTCAAAAGCATTCGAACAATTAACTGAAAAATTCAAAATAACCGACCAAACGGCTGGAAAAATAGGAGCGGTATTTAAAGGGTTACTCGACGGTATAATGTTAGTTAAAGATGGCATAGTGTCGGTATTTAAGGGTATTCCATCTTTAGGTGGAGTGTTCACAGGATTAGGCGGCACTTTATTGGACACTGCGGCGAATTTCGGTAAATTTTTAAGTGGACTAAGAGAATCCGCAGCAAAAGTTAATATATTTGAAGGGATAACGCAGAATGTTAAAACCGCTTTTGAGACACTCGGACGATTTATATTAAATCTAAAAGACAATGTATCAAAAGTATTAGGTTATATTTCTGAACTAAATTTCACACCGTTTTTTGACGCTATTTCTAACGGGTTCAAAGGTGTGTATAATCTATTAAAACCGATATTTCAAGGAATTGGCGAAGTTGTAGGTTCCGTTAACATGGATACATTCTTTAATATGCTCAAAGGTGGATTGTTAATACAAGTAACTGGTATGTTAAAAGGGGTGTTCGATGAAATAAAAGGTGTTGGTGAATCTGCAGGAGGATTCATAGAAACATTATCTGAAATCGGTTCTAATATTTCAGATGCTCTGAGTTCTGTTAAAGACGCATTAGAAAGTTATCAGAGAGATTTAAATGCTAACACATTAATAAAAATGGCCGCCGCAATAGCTATATTAGCGGGTTCTTTATTACTAATTTCGTCTATTGATAGTGAGCGTTTAGCTGTCGGTCTCGGTGGTTTAACAGTGGTAATGGCTGAACTTGTTGGAGCATTTATGTTGATGAAAAAAGCAGATATTTTTGGTGGTGGAGGTTTTAAAATCTCAGCGTTCTTCTTATCATTCTCAACATCGGTATTGATATTAGCATCAGCGTTAAAAACCTTATCCGAACTAAACCCTAATGAGTTGATGACCGGTATCCTAGGATTAACCGTTGTTATGGGATTAGCGATAGCATCGGCTAAGTTAATGGGTAAATCATCAGGTAAACTTGTATCATCAGCGACAGCTCTTGTTATATTTGGTGCGGCTATGCATGTTATGGCCGGCGCTCTAGAAAAATTAGGTTCTATTGATGCTGATGTAATGGGTTCTGGTTTGGTTGCAATTGGTGTATTAATGGCTGAATTGGCATTATTTATGGCTGCTGCAAAATTTGGGAAATTTGGACCAATGTCTGCTACTGGAATATTGATATTATCAGCAGCATTATTAGTGTTACAAAAAGCGGTGGATGGATTCGGTGGTATGGATACCGACAATATGATAAAAGGTCTAGCAGGAATAGCTGGTATATTAGCCGAAATAGCATTATTCTCAGCATTCGGTGGAGGGGGATTAAACTTAATCGGCTTAGGTATTGGTTTAACTGTTATATCAGCAGCAATGCTTGTTTTAGCTAAAGCTATAGAATCCTTTGGAGATCTAAAATGGAACGAACTAGGTAAAGGTTTAACCGCTATGGCGGGCGGATTGGTTGTATTTGGAGCAGCTTCGATGTTATTATCGGGACCTCAGATGATAGCAGCTAGTGTCGGTATAGCCGCGATGTCTGCAGCTATGTTATTATTAAGTGCCGCTTTACAATCAATGGGTGGAATGTCATGGGAGGAAATCGGTAAAGGTTTATTAGTTCTCGCCGGTTCATTGACTATTTTAGCTGTGGCTATGTATGCGATGAGTGGTTGTCTATTAGGAGCAGCGGCAATGGTGGTTATGGCTGGAGCATTAGCTATATTAACGCCTCAAATATTAATGCTATCTCAAATGAGTCTTGAGGGTATTGGTATAGCGTTATTAGCATTAGCTGGAGCATTTACGGTATTAGGTCTAGCTGGATTGATATTAACGCCGGTTGTTCCGACACTATTAGGTTTAGCCGGAGCAATAGCTTTACTCGGACTTGGTGCTGTAGCTGCGGGGGCTGGATTAACTATGATAGGAGCTGGACTAACAGCAATAGGTGTTGCCGTCGGTGGTTCTGGATTATTGATAGTTGAATTCCTGAAACAGTTAATCAATCTACTTCCGCAATTGGGAACTAAATTAGGAGAAATGGTTGTTAATATGGCTGTGGCTATTGGTAACGGTGCGTCCGCAATATTGACGGCTTTAGAGCAAATATTAATGGCTTTATTACAAGCAATTCAAAATGTAATACCGAAAGTAATAGAAGTAGCAACGGATATCGTTATAGCTTTAGCTGAAGGTCTAGCAAGAGGTGTTCCAGCTGTTGTTACAGCAGCGTTAGAGTTAGTTAAAGGCGTGTTACAAGGAATAGCCGATAATATTCAAGGTATCGTGGAAGCAGGTGCCGATTGTGTTATCGCCTTTATGGATGGATTAGCTAATAAATTACCCGACGTAATAGAATCTGGTATTAATTTAGCGTTAAGTTTTATCGAGGGTGTTGCGGATGGTTTAACCAATAATCAAGAACGAATGAGTGATGCTGTTAGACAGGTAATCGAAGCTTTATTAACTACAGGCGCGGAAGTAATCACTGGAGGAGTAGAGGGCTTCTTAGATGGAGGTAAGGAGTTGCTCCAAGGTATGGTTGATGGGATAGAAGAAAATTGGCCTAAGGTTAAAGATGCGTGTGGTGAAGCTTTAGAATGGGCGAAAGATGGAATTGTTGGTGCCGCAAGCGCATTGTGGGATGCCGGATGTGACGTAATTCAAGGATTTATTGACGGTATGGGTTCAAAAGCTATGTCCGTGATAAACAAAGCGACTGAAGTATGCGGTGGAGCCGTTCAAGCTGTTATGGATTTCCTAGGTATTAACTCGCCATCTAGAGTATTCATAGGGATAGGTAAATATACGGCCGAAGGTATGGCTGTTGGTTTAGATGAATATGCGTATATGGCTGAAAACTCAGCAAGCGCTATAGCAGAAGGTGTCCTGAAAAATGTCAAAGACCCACTATCAAACGTGTCAAAAATACTTAACGACAATATAGACGCAAACCCTAAAATAACACCGGTTGTCGATTTAACGAATGTGAAAAATGGAGCTAGATTATTAAATGGTATGCTTGGAGATCAAGATATTAGAATCAACGCTAGAACTGGAATGTTGGCTGGAACCGTTGGTGAAATTCAAAATAGACACGATAACAGTGATGTTATTTCAGCAATAAAAGACTTAAAAGAAGGTCTTAATAATAACGGACCGTCTTATACTATAAATGGTATAACTTATGACGATGGAAGCAACGTCGTTAATGCCGTCGAAACATTAGTAAGAGCAGCTAGAATAGAAAGGAGGATATAGATAATGGCAACATATGAAACGTATAAAGTTGTAAGGGGTGATACGCTAAGCGGAATAGCCAAACGTTATAACACAACAGTTAGCTACTTAGCAAAACTAAATAATATAGCAAATGTTAATCTCATTTACGTCGGTCAAGTGTTAAAAATAAAAGAAACCGTTACAGTTACACCAAGCAATCCAAAACCTACACCCAAACCAGCAGCATCGAAAACAACTTCGCCAGCAGCAACAAAAGTAACAATAACCGCTTTTGGTTTACAGTCAGATACAGATAGAACTATATTTGCTACCTGGTCTTGGGATAGATCAAATACGGATAAGTATGATATACGTTGGTATTATGCTACTGGAGATGGTGTTAGATTCATTGGTAGCGAAGAGCAGAAATCATTCGATAATGCAACACCACAAAGTACTTATAACGCGCCAGCCAACGCTACACTTGTTAAATTTCAGGTTAAACCGATTTCTAAAACTAAAAAAGTAAACGATAAAGATGTATATTATTGGACTGCATCTTGGTCTACGGAACAAGTGTATAATTTCGCAGATAATCCTCCAACAACCCCATCTACTCCCACTGTTACTCTTAAAGATTACACATTAACGGCTAAACTCGAGAATCTTAATGTTGGCGGAACCGAAATAGAGTTCCAGATAATTCAAAATGACTCTAAGGTGTATAAAACCGGAACAGCGTCGATTAAGACTAATGCGGCATCATACTCGTGTTCAATTACTTCTGGCTATGATTACAAAGTCCGTTGTAGGGCTAAAAAGGGTAAACAATATAGCGATTGGTCGGATTACTCGGCTAATGTACACACCAAACCAAATTCGCCATCCGGAATAACGAGTTGCAAGGCTACTTCCGCAACATCAGTTCGATTAACATGGGATATGGTAAGCTCTGCTGAAACATATGATATCGAATATGCGACAAAGAAAGAATATTTAGGCGCATCAAACGCAACCACAACGATCAATAGCATAACAACCACAACCTATGAAGTTACGGGGTTGACCGCCGGCAGTAGTTATTTCTTTAGAGTTCGAGCGGTTAACCAACAAGGAACTTCCGATTGGACTGGAGTATCGTCTGCCATAATTGGTAAAAAACCGGCTGCACCGACAACTTGGTCTTCCACTAGCACTGCGATAGTTGGTGAAACGGTTCGTCTATATTGGATGCATAACTCAGAAGACGAATCAAATGAGACAAAAGCACAGCTTATTGTTGTGAAAAATGGCGTAAGTACAACTCACGAACTAATCGATAGAAATGTAGAAGATAACGAAAATAATTACTATAATTTAAATACATCAGGATATACAGATGGAACCAACGTTAAATGGAAAGTTAGAACCGCCGGTGTAACTGGTGAATATGGGGACTGGTCCACAGAAAGAACTATAGATGTTTATGCACCACCGTCTCTATCACTCGATATAACAGATAACGATGGTAACTCGATAAACACGATCGAAACGTTTCCTTTCTATATTAAAGGTATTGCTGGACCGAAATCACAAACACCAATAGGTTACCACGTCTCAATAATAGCTAATGATTCTTACGATACAATAGATGAAATCGGAAACGTCAAAATGATTTCAAAAGGTCAAGAAATATACTCTAAATTCTACGATACGAGTTTGGATTTAATTTTGGAAATGACTCCTGGGAGTTTGGATTTGGAGAACAACGTTGAATATACGATGGTTTGTGTCGCTACTATGAATACTGGACTAAATGTTGAGGATTCTATGAATTTTACCGTAGCGTGGTCCGATGCAAGATATTATCCTAATGCCGAAATAACATTTGATGATGAAACTCTATGTGCTCACATAAGACCTTATTGCGATAACTACCCAATGATATTTTACAAGGTTGAATATGATTCTTCGACTGGTGAATTTATAAGAACTGGTATTATTTTAGATCCACTAGAAGGTAGCTCTATTAATAATGTTACAACCGAAATATACGATGATTTAGTATTTACAGGAAAGGATAAATCTGGTAAAACTATATATTTTACAGTAGTTGAATCCGAAGAATCGGAATTGGTCGAAGGTGTAACGCTTTCTGTCTATAGACGCGAATACGACGGTAATTTCATCGAGATTGGTAGCGGTATAGTCAATACCGATAACACATATGTTACCGACCCACATCCATCATTAGATTTTGCTCGATATAGAATCGTCGCGATAGATGACTCAACCGGAGCTGTAAGCTATACTGATATTCCAGGTCATTATGTTGGGGTTAAATCTGTAATTATTCAATGGGATGAAACATGGGGTGATTTTGAAACAACAAGTGAAGAACCTCTAGAAGAAATAAGTTGGGCTGGTTCGATGTTAAAACTACCTTATAATATCGATGTGTCGGATAGTAATAATAAGGATGTATCTCTTGTTGAGTATATCGGGCGTTCTCATCCTGTGAGTTACTATGGAACACAACTTGGTATAAGTTCGACTTGGAAAGTGGATATTATTAAATCAGATAAAGATACTCTTTATGGGCTAAGAAGACTAGCTATTTATACCGGAGACGTCTATGTTCGAGAGCCATCGGGAAGTGGATACTGGGCGAATATTTCTGTATCATTTGATCAAACCCACTGCCAAGGTGTTGTACCAGTAACACTTAATATTACAAGAGTAGAGGGAGGCGTATAGTATGACGAACTGGTTAGGTACTATGCAACAAACATTTGAGTACTATACCGTTGATCCTGGAACTTGGAAAGATATTTCAAAAGTTGAAAATGTTATAAGTAGTAGTATCAATAGAGATGCAAGTGCTGAGACATTGGGGTCAGCCAGCATTAATGTGAATGAACCACTCGGAGAATGTTATATTAGAATTTATCTTATAACAATTCAAAATGGAGTTAGAGAAAAGCATCCATTGGGCACATTTTTGGTTCAAACACCATCTTATAGTTTCGATGGTAAGACTAAAAATATAACTTTAGATGCTTACACGCCTCTTTTGGAGCTTAAAGAAAACTATCCCCCTTTAGGATATTCTATTCTTAAAGGGGAAAATATATTAAGTATGGCTTATAGGATAGCTAGAGAACAAGCAAGAGCACCGATTTACGAAACGACAAACAATCAAGTCCTACATACAAACTTCGTAGCTGCCACCGACGACACTTGGATCACATTTCTCAATGATTTACTAGCGAACGCCGAGTATAAATTCGGATTGGATGAATTAGGACGTATATTATTCTTGCCTGACCAAGATACACGCTCACTTCAACCGGTATGGACATATACCGATGATAATAGCTCTATTCTATATCCCGATTTAGACATAGACCATGATTTATACGGAATACCAAATGTTGTAGAGGTAATCTATTCAAACGGTAACGAGTATTATTATGGAGAAGCAGTGAATAATGACTCGAATAGTCCAATCTCAACGGTTAGTAGAGGTAGACGAATAACACACCGGGTTACAAATCCGGGAGTATTAGGGAATCCGACACAAGCTCAAATACAAGAATACGCAGAGCAGCTACTGAGAGAACTATCGACATTAGAATACACAATAACGTACAAGCATGGTTATTGTCCCGTTCGCTTGGGTGACTGTGTGCGACTAAATTACAAAAGAGCTGGTTTAAATGGTGTCAAAGCGAAAGTTATAAGTCAAACTATAGATTGCGTTCCGGGGTGTCCTGTGACAGAAAAAGCAGTATTTACGGCAGAGTTATGGGGGTGATGTGGATTGGAATTAAATAATGATTTAGTGTCTCAATTCGTCAAAATGACTAATGATAATGCTAAAAAAAGAAGTGATAAAACTTCATCTTATGGAACAGCGGTTGAATATGAAGGGACTATGTATGTCAAACTGGATGGTTCGGATTTATTAACACCTGTGGATACAACCTCAACGTTACATGATAATGATAGAGTGCTTGTTGATATTAGTAAGCATAATGCTACAGTCAGTGGGAATGTTTCAAACCCATCGGTTAGTGGGATCGAAATTACACGCGTTGAAGATACGTTAAGATTTGAGTTTGAAGAGGGATTAAACGATTTATTATTAGTTTTTAAAGATGGATATTATGAAGGGATAACGACCGTTAATAAAGATGGTGTCACTGTATCGCATACAAGCTATGGTGGTTATACAAAAATGAAGTATGATGGTTTTTATCTGAATAACGGAAAAAGCGATGTCCTTAAATGTACAGCTAGCGGCTTGGTTTATACTGGAACAATCACTGCATCGGATATTCAATCTACCGATGGGACATTTGAGATAGACAAAAATGGTAATATTACCGGAGCAACATTTAAAACTAGCAAAGGTGGAAACTTTAGTATTGATGAAAACGGTGATATGACAGCTAAAGGTTTGGCGGTAGAAGATAATATTTCTTCTAACACCATTATTTGTAATGATATTTTAAATAAAGCTTATCCGAAAACATTAACCGGTAGCGTAAATCTATATGTCGATCGAAGTAACGGTAGTGATGATAATACTTGTGTTAATGGCGCTGTATTTAGGAGTTTACAATCGGCTATCAATTCTATACCAAAATTTATGAATGGGCGAGTTGTTTATATTCACCTGCAATCGGCGGTTTATGAAAATGTAGACTTCACATATTTCTCATCGGGTGGAATCTTCTTACTTTTACATGGTTATACATTATACGGCTATATTCATGGATATCATATGTCTGCAGCACTGTTTATGTATGGTGGAACACAAAATGATACAACCATGGGTACTATACACCCGTCTAACGCTATAGATGCTGGTAGTAGAAGTAACAGCATAGTGATGAATTCATGTAGATTTTTAGCAGTTTCAAATATTAATTTATACGCCCCGGATAACCAATACTCTGGATATACGGGATATAAACAAGGTATAGCATGTCATACAAGCGGATATGCATATATAACAAACGTCAAAATAACAAACTGTGGTATTGGCTTTCGCGCTCATTCCGGGGCTCAAATACACATGAATAGTAGTAGCGGCGTTGCGTCGGCATACGGTTTCGAAGCTGCGACGGGGGGTCAAATCTCATTCGCTAACACGAATCAAGCCGGAGGCACACTCGCTGCAACCAATAAGGCCAACAGCGGACAAATCTGGATGGATAAACCAACTTTCGAAAGCGGCGACGCGTCAAATAGTAGTAATACGGCCCCAACAACCACAACTACAAAAGTTGTAACTTATACGGCTAGCTCCGCTCAAGCATTACAATATGCGGGGACTTCTAGTGCATTCTGGAGAACCGATTGCAAACCAAAAGCCGGGGATTGGGGTTATGGCGCTCATACGGGCTGGTGGTTCTTCGGAGATGACTTTGAGAACATGGCCAATAAAAACGTTAGTAAAATCGAAATCACATTCACAAGGGAAAAAGCTGGATATTATGCAGCAACAACACATAATTTCTATGTGCATAATTACGAGACACAACCAAGTACCAAATCACCAAGCTATACTTTAGCTAAAATCGCTACGGCTAGCGTGGCAGCTCAAACAAGTCACACTATAACAATAACTGACGCTACAACGATAAATCGTATAAAATCAGCCAAAGGTATCTGCACTGTCCCACCTAGTCAGACAAGTACTTATTATTCGGTAATGAGTGCAACAATGAAAGTCAAATTTACTTATTCGGGTTAAGGGGGTTCAACATGGAAGTTAAAATTCAAGTAGTTATCGATACTTACAAAGAAGAAATAGCGAGATTATCGAATGAAAATGTCTTATTAAAATCGCAAGTTAAACAACTTCAAAATGAATTAGAAAATAAAAATAATGAAGAAGAGTAGAGGTTTCTATATAGCTTCTACTCTAATTTATTAAAAGGATGTGAAAAATAAAATGATATTTACGGATAGAACTATTACTGTGCGTAAAGGAGAAAGTCGAATAGACGAACCTATAGTTGTCTATCGTGGCGACTATGAATTAGAAGTTCGATTTACAATTCTTAATAGCAGATTTAAATTCATGAGCGGAACAAACATGATTGAATCTGAAAAAGCTTCATATGGACAATTAGCAATTCTCACTCCATATGGCGGTAATATTTTCTCCGATATTGTTCGATGTAATGACGGTAGTGTGACGTTTGTTTTAACTGCCGAAATGCTGAATCAAATCGAAGAAGTCGGTTTATATTCTTTTCAGATACGTCTAATGGATTATAATAAAGAATCTCGCGTATCAATCCCACCTATTGAATTTGGTATCGAAGTTAGAGAACCCATCGCATCAGAAGACCATGATAATAGCGTAAATAATGCCATTGTTGGATATTCCATCGCCAAAGTAGTGGATCCAAAAGAAGAAAACGTCGGTGATACTTTCGACGAAAGTGGTAACTATAATAAAACAAAATGGGAAACCGGGGATCGAATTTCAGAAGGGAAACTTAATAAAATTGAGGATGCTATCGATAAAGTTAATGAGAATGAAATTAATAACACCGCAACATTGAGTAAACGGATCGATAATAATTTCAATGTTTTGGATGCGACTAAAGCCGATAAGAATGAGATATTTACCATGGCGAATATGGGGCAAGACGTTAAAGAAGCAATGACGGGTGGTAGTGTTGCGGTGGTCGGTAATAACTCTATATTGTCGAATAATATAGTCAATCATCAGGTCACTTTTGATAAGATTGGGTTTCGGCATTCAGAGGGTTTAATAAAAGAAGGTACTTTAAATTTAGATGTGAATAATAAAAAATTAGTCGCAACTGGTCCCGCGGGGGTGTTTGTTGACTCGGATCCGAATCGACAATATTATACCTATAGTGCACATGAAGTGGATTTATCCGGTGTCAACTTTGGCCGGATACTTACTATTTACTTTAATAAATTAACCCTTAGATATGAAGCGCATTATTACGGCGAAACATATACTACCAAACCATACGATTTAATACTAATAGCGTATTATTGGAAAAATGTGATAACCTCTAATCAGGATTATGGGACTGTACTGCTGAATGGGATACGCGATACTTTTAATATTGATTTTGCTTTATCGTCTAGTATTCGCACTTGTATGCTCAATGGGCATATGGATATTAATACAACAGCTCGAACGATGTCCTATAGTAGTTTCAATTTTACTTTACCTGTGGGAGGTTATAAACAAACATATGTTCCAAGTGGAGTTTGTTACTATCAGAATACTACGAGAGCTTTAAATGTTTACATCAATGCGAAGACGTTAAAAATAGTTACATATGAGTTTGATGATGTGATTCAAAATACTTTATCCGGACAATTCTTATTGGGTACATTATATGAGGGAAAGATGTTTAATTCTTTCTCTAATAATTTTATAACGATCGATGGTGTTGGAAATGGGGGTTGGCATGTTGAGGATGTGTCTAACACAAGAAAAACCACATTCAATGAAGCATGGAATAATTGGGAAAGGGGTAATAAATACCCAATAATGTTTCTAGGGGATAGTACAACGGATGGAAATACTACATCACATACAACTAGAAATGTCCCAGGTACGGATTACATTAACCCCTATGCATATCCATACCGCTTAGAGCAATTAATAAAGGAAGAAACAGGAAATACAAATGTAAGAATATATAACGCTGGATTTTCTGGTAAAACCGCTTCTTGGGCTTATGAAAACATAGAAACGATAATGTCTGAGTATGGCGATGCTAAAATGGTTGGTATAAGTTATGGAATAAATGATAGTCTAACAAGTGATATTGGAGTATATTATGATAATTTTAAAGCGAGTGTTGAACGATTAATAACATATTTTATCGGGATAGGGATTCAGCCGTTTCTATTAACAACTCAAGCGGTATTAATGAAAAACGGCTCAGCAGAACAATGTCGTGCTCATAAAATTAATTCTGTTAGTAATAATGTTAAAAAAGAATTAGCGAATAAATACAATTTGGAGTTAATCGATATCACTAAACCCACGGAAGAATTCATGATATATTCGGCTCATAACATAGATCAAATACAGCCCGATACACTGCATTTCAGTGATATCGGTCATAGATATGAGAGTGAGTTATATTTTTCAAAACTATGTCCTAGAGTCATTAATAGTAGTGATATGGAGTTGATAACGATATTCGCCCAAAATGTCAAATCTGATATTTCCACTTTTGAAAGAAATATGAATTCTAAATTCAAATATATAGTTAACTATAATCGCTCGGATATATCGGATCTGATTATAATGGATATGTTTTTATTTAATAATGAAAAAAAACAAATAAGTTTAAATGTAATCGGAGATGTCATTGTTAGGGTTAATAATGAAACATTAACTGATATAACGAATCATAAATTGGATTTAGGACTTCATCATATACAAGTAATAACTCGAAAAACTCATGTATATTTTGAGGGTATCGAGTTACATCGTATTTGAAAATGAAAAGGAGTGATTAAATGGACAACGAAAAAATTCAAGAACTCCTCTTACAACTTGTCCAAGATATGTCATTCGTAAAAGCTAAGCTATCCAATATCGAAGAACAACGACTTGCAGCTAGAATCGACCAATTAGAAGCTCAAAATAGAGAACATGATAGAACAATCAAATCTCTCGAGAAACGAAACGACACGATGGAACAATTTGTAAGGGGTAATATGCAAGAGAGTAAAAAACAACAAACAGGTATATTTATATCTATGGGGTTGGCGGTATTTAGCGCCATTATTAGTATGTTTATTAATTTATTATAAGAGGGTTATCGATGAACCCTCTTTTATATTTTATAAAGGATGTGAGAATAAATGATTCATACTATTCGAACAGTGGCTGTCGGGGATCAAGAGAGTAAAATCGATAGCCCTATAATTCTCTATCGCGGAGATAGGGAAGTTGAAGTAGAGTTTCCATCGGAAATAGCGGCGTATCCTGATGGTGGTAAACCTGAAATGTATTATACAACTTTTAAGAATTATCATGAATTGGGCGCGCAATCATCCGGGGTACTCGTTGATTACCCATCATGCAAATATATAATGGGTGTAGTAAGAGGTGTCATATATTCTAGTCTCGGGGTTAGAGCTTTTTATTTAATTATTAATGGTAGTAATATAGAAAATGATATGATTTCACATGATGGGTTTGAATTTTATATAGATAGCTATGGGGTTAAAATAAAAAACATAACATCAAATCAAGTATCAACATACTTAATGGGTGTTTTCGAAGTGTATAAATTTTAAGTTATATCGCACGCAAAAAAATAT